AAGCAAATAAATTATTTTGGGATGGTGTGATAGTTGATGAAAAGAATTTAAGAGAGTTTATTTTTCAAAATGCACAATACTGCTTATTAGATTTCACAATATTAGGAGGTAGATTTTCTTTATTTCCTTCTGTTCCATTTAATCCAAGTACATTTTTAATAGAACCCACTCAAAAACCATTTATAAAAGCTTTGTTTACTGACGGTAATACAAAAAATTTACAGGTTAGTTTTTTAAGTGCAGAAGAAAGGCAAGATTTTAATGGTTTTGCAACTTATAGATATGAAACAAAAAATGGGTTTCCTGAAACAAAAGTTGTAGGAAGAAGATTAATAACAACAACAGATAATGACCCAAGAGAAAGTTTTGATATGTCTATTTTTTGTACTAGCAAATCTCATGCACAAAAATTTTTAGATTATGCTTTAAAGATTAGAAATAAAGTGGATCATGGTATTACTTTTGATACAACACCACAAGCTGCAATGCACCTAGCTCCTGGAGATTATATTAGATTACACTCAGAAGCTACTCATACCAATCGTTTTGCCAATGGAGTAATAACACAGGATGGTGAGATTCAATCACAAGTTAATGTAACAAATGGTACGCAGATAATGTTTTGGAAGCCTGGCGATACCTCTGTGTCAGATGTTGTTGCAATAGAAATAACAGATGATAAAGCAGCTTCAAGATTTAGAGGTTGTGTCTTTACCGTTCCAGATAATTCAGTTTCAGATCGTGTTTATAAAATAGAATCCATCTCTTATGGAGAAGATGGTTTAATTAATATTTCTGGAAGCTATGCTCCTTTAAATGCAGATGATACACTTGCAGTAATGAATTATCCAAGTGTTGATATATTAAGTATAAAATAAATAATTATGGCAACAAATAGATTTTTTCCAAATATCAAACCAGCGTCCAGAAGTTATACCCCTGGATCGTATCCTCAGACAGAGTTTGTTGCACAGAATGGTGCTAAAAGTGTTATTAGATATGGAAATAAAAAAACAGATGCAAAATTATCTTTAGGTTTTTCTAATATTACAGATTCACAGGCAAATGAAATTTTAGATTTGTATGAAGAAGTGAATAGTGATTATGATTATATTTTTTTTGCTGGAACTAATGCTTTAGCTGGAATAGATAATAATAATTTATTAAAAAAACAAGCAGAAGCTGATAATGGTTTTAAGTTAAGATATAGATTTGATGGTCCCCCTACAGTTACAAGTGTCAGACCTGGCATTTCTAATGTGCAATGTAAATTTGTCGCATGCCTTGATGGGGATTAGAATGAATTTAAAATTTACTTAAAGCGATGTCTGGTTTTTATTCTGGCAAA